GGTGTTCACGCACGACCCGGCCAATGGTATCTATGTGCCGCAGGGCGGCAGCGTTGACACCACCGGCCTTGGCGTACTGGAGGCAAAGGTAACGGCGAATGCCGCTGAGGACGTGCCGTCGCCGCACAGAGGCCCGATGCAGCTACAGGGGCAGATGATGTGTACCGGCTACGCTTGGGGCGCTGTGTGCGTCCTGTATCGCGGCAATGAGCTTCGCATATTCCTGTACCGGGTGGACGAGGACGAGCGGAACGAGATCATCGACGCGATCCACGAGTTCGAGCGGCGCAAGCGCGACATCGACTGGTACGACGTGTACACCTCAGCCGACGGCAACGTGGCGTGGGATCGCGTGGACGACGTGGCGCCGCCTCTCGATCTGAACGAGATCGAGGATGGCGAGTTCTACGCGGAGATGCTGGTTCAGGCCAAGGCCGACAAGAAGGCTGCCGAGCAGCAGATCGACATTGCCGAGGCTGGCCTCAAGGAAATACTCGGTAATCATGAAGAGGGCAGCGTCACGGTTGACGGATCCAGTTTTTACATCAAGTGGCCGATGCGGCGCTCGAGGGCGCAGCCGGCAAAGACAGTGCCGGCCAAGCCTGAGAGCGTGACCCGGCAGAAAACCCTGACAGTGAAGGAGGCGAGATCATGAAGCCGCTGACATCGAAACAGCACACCGTGCTGGCAATGATAACGCGCCACATCCGGCGATACGGATACGCGCCAACCGTTCAGGAGGTGGCGGACAAAACCGGGCGCAGCAAGACCGCCGCCTACTCGCTGATCAGTCAGCTTGTGGCGAAGGGCCACCTTGAGCGGGGCTATGGCAAGTCCCGGCATCTCAAGCTGGCGGCGTGACAAACCAGCCACTAGGTGTAATCTCTGTTATATATGTTATATAATAGTTTTTGAGGGGGTTTTTGGCCCCCTCATTTTTTTTGGCTGCTGGGGTTGATATTGTTGTGATATGCGTCCATATTAATAGGACAAGAGTAGAACAACCAAACGGGAGACAGACAGATGGCAAATTACGCACTTATCGTTACTAAGGACGCTTGGCTTTGGACAGATTTCGGCGCTGATTATGCGGCACGCATTATGCCTGCCGATATGTTGGACGCTCTTCCGCGTTATGTGCGCGGCGCAAAAGCTGGCAAAATCAAAGACCACATGATTGAGTGGGACAAGGTTGAGCGTGGTGGGTTTGTTCCTCCTCAGATGGTCGAGAACCGCGTTGGTAAAGTTATCCGCGCTCGCTTGGTCAAAAGTCCTTGGGGGCGCCCATCAGAGGTTGTCGCTGAGTTTTTTAAAGATAAAGATGGAAATTGGGCGGCGGCCTAACGGCCCCGCCCCAACAATCGAAGGGAGATAAAATGATGGTTGATATTTGGTATGAAGATGACGCTGGGAATTGGATGCTGATGAGAAGTGATGTAAAGCCTCTTAACGACATCCCCGCAGAGATTGTTGCAAAAAAAATCTGCGAACTTAACGGCTGGGCATCAGCATCCATTGAGCCTGTGTCAATGCGAAAAGAATACGAGGCGGCTTAACGGCCCCGCTATCATCGAAGGGAGATAGAATGATAGACCCAATCGAATGCCCTGACTGCGAAGGTCAGGGCGAATACCCTCAAGAGATGGCCGTCATCGACTACACGCGCGGCGGCTACCTCGAGGATCGGATGGCTGAATGCCCGCGCTGCGAAGGCTTGGGGCTTGTGGAAAAGCCGGAAGATGAATACGATGACTGATCGCTTGCGGGCAGCGTTATGTCCCGCGTTTCCTCCCGAAACTTACCCCGGCCTCGCGCCGGGGTCTTTTTATTTGCGGAATAGCTTGGCGCCGCCGCGTATCGCAAACGTGCTGGCGATTATAGCTCCAAGGCTATATTGATACCACTCCGGCATCGTCTCCAGCGCCGCGAACCCCTGCTCAACTACGCCTCGGCCCCAATCGCCACAGAACGCGAGTATCAACGGGATCGAAAACAGGATCACCAGATATTCATCCTTTAGGCTGTGGACGCTGCCCTGCGCCATAATCTTTTCCCAGCCCGCCTCATGCGTGGCCGCAACCTCCATAACCTTCGCCTCAGCCTGCGCCTTGGCTACTTTAGCCGCAGACGCAGCCGCCTTCTCGTCAGCCTTGCCTTTGAGCCAGCTTGACGCAAGGTTGCCGACTATTGGCAGCAGAGCTTGGATCATGACTTCTCACTTCCCAGCCAAAGTCCAAAGGCTCCCGTCATTGCACCCGTTACAGTTGCAGTGAGGCCAGCGGCTTGTGTTGTCATTGCCTCTGGCGGCAGTGATTGGAACCAGAATAGCGTTTGCAGATAGGCATACGTCATCACCAGCATCATGCCGCGCGGCAACAGTCGCCACTTGAGGATGCGCTCAAATGTCACTTCAGCCATTATTTCCATTCTCCTGATTGCAGTTGTGCCGCCATCTCATGTGCGCGCTTGCCAACCTGCCGCGCCCACTTGCTGTCGAGTAGCTGGCGGCTGGCCTCAGCCATATCACCTTCCGCAATCGCCGCCTGAGCCTTCTTGAAGCCATCCCAGCGCGGCTTGCCTAGATTGAAGAGCAAAGATATCACCACCGCCTGACGCGGCTCTGAGAGGCCGGCAAACCACGGGTAGGTCTCAGCCTCTTCGATGCAGCGGTTTATGTCGTTGGTCAGCAGGTAGTCGATCTCGTCGTCAGACAGGCCGCCGCCAAGCTCTTCGTCGATCAGGCGCCCCACGCCGATGGTCCAGTATCCTCGGCTGTCCTGATATGCGTATGGCACCACGCCCTCATGACGCTTGATCATCTCAATCAGTTTGCTCATTTTCTGCACTCCATTACAATTTGCACGGCACGTTCCCAGCTATCGCTCTCCAGATGCGGGTCAGCAAAGAACCCCCGCGTCTTACGCAGTGACAATTGGTTGATACAGCATTGCGCCTGAAACCACACCCTTCTGTCGGTGGCCGCGCACAGAGCATAGATATCATAGCTGCCTCTCTTGATCCGTTTCTTTCCGCCGCTGCCGGTCTGGAAGTGATAGCCCGGCGCCCTGCCGTCTGCCTGCGAGCGCAGCGTTGACGCCTTCACCTGCACCCTCATAAACACGCCATCCTTCCACGCCACAAGGTCGGTGTCGTCCTGTTGAGCCATCGAGACTTGCCAACCCTCCTGCTCAAGTATCGCTGCGGCGGTGATGTACTCGCCGATCAGCCCGGTCTTAGTTGACAATTACTGTAACCCCTTCAACCAGATTATCAGGATTACTATCAACCCAAGCCCGGTCACAATCAAGCCGATGATCGCGGCTACCTCTAGGAATTTTCGCCGCCTCTCAGCCTGCCGATGGACAGTCTCTTTGCGGGTTTTTCTGATTAGCGCCTCTTGGCGCACTAGCTCATCCCATTTGCTCTGTCCATATGTGTATTGGATATATTGCTTTAGTTGAGCGCGTTGTTCCTCGGCCCTAGTCTTGGCGGCGAATATCTCCATCGCCTCGCCTTCAATAGACTTGGAATACATGACGCGCCGCCAGATGCTGGGGTTCTTGGCTTGCTTTTCGGCAAACTCTAAATCACTCAGAGCGGAGGCCCAGCGTGACAGATCAGACGCCATATCCTCAACGGATTTTGCGAGTGCAAAGCCTTTTTTTAGGGCAGAAAATGCGGCTGAGGCGGTGGCGGCTGCTGAGATAGGATCAATCATAAATCTTTGTTCCTTTCTTCACATCCACCGGCAGGCAATAACTGCTTATCTTATTTGGCCCCTGTTTGTGCAGTATCTGCGCTAAATAGACGCAATCGTTTAAATCGCGGAAATGCCACGCTGGGCTGACCTTCCTGTCGTCAACAAACACCAGCAATAGAAAGGCAGCCTCAAGCACATCAGCCGCGCCTCGTCAGCTTCTTGACTGTGTCGGTCTCCCAGATCCGTAGCAGAACCCAGACGAGCGAAAACAAAGCCGTCGCTTCCGGCACGATATCCATCATTGCCGTGACTGTTACGCTGCCAGCAGCAACGTCAACGATGACCTTTGTTTCCTCGTTCATTTGTTACTCCGCTGTGTAACCCTGACCAGCCGTGATAGCAGCGTTCACCGCTGTCATATTCTCATCTGTCCAGTAGTCTTTAGCTACCATCAGTTGAAGATGTTCAACATTGCGGTCTACGCAACCCTGACGCTCTTCTGCATCATCGTCTGCCATTGCATCACCTGCAATAACGTCTGTGATG